TCCAGATCTCCTTCAACCAAGAAGAACTCCAAGCCCTCGGCGCACTGCTCGATGCCGCAGTAAAGGCAACCGGCATCCAAGGTGCCAAGGCCGCCGTGCCGCTCTACGCCAAGCTGGAGGCCGCCGTGGCTGAAGCAAACGCCAAGACCGAACAGAAGGAACCCGAGTAATGGCCACGTTTTTCTTCGGGGTAAACGGCCCCACGCTCGATTTCCGCGAAGACCTTGCGATTGCGGATGCGGATGCCCCACGCATCATGGCGTACCTCATGTCTTCGAGCTACGGCACCGTGACAGAGAATGTCCAGAGCGAGGTTCCCGACGCGTCATGGAGCCCCGGCGAGGGCGAGACGGAAGCCGACCGCCCGATGATCGAGACGCAAGGCTGGGTCACGCGCCCCGCCACGCCGGAAGAAACGGCTGCCAATTATGCGCAGGCTGTTCTGGCATCGTTGCTTGAGCAGACGGTGGCCCACGAGAAGGCCGAAGCAGCAAGGGCAGCGGCGGAAGCCGTGGCACCTATTCAGGTCGGGTAGCAATGCCCGTCACCTTCGCTGGCTCAGTCCTGAACGCTACGTCTCTCCAGTCGGCAACGGAGGGCTTCACGCCCTATGCGTTGTTCGCATCCGGCGAGCAGGGCGCATGGTACGACCCGTCCGACTACAGCACCATGTTTCAGGACAGCGCGGGCAACGTGCGGGTGACGGATGTAGAGCAGCCTGTTGGATTGATCCGAGACAAGTCCGGCCGCGGCAACCACGCCTCGCAGGCGACCCCTGGTTCGCGTCCGGTGCTGAGCGCGCGAGTTAATCTGCTCACGAAGACGGAGCAGTTTGATGATGCGGCTTGGACGAGAGAGGGAACGACTATTTTGTCTAGTACAGTCACGTCTCCCATTTTAACTTCAACAGCTACAAGCATTCGTGAAACGTCAGCTACATCAGGCCATCTGGTCTATCTTTCAGCCGGTATTATAATGACCATTGGCGTTGAGTATAAATATTCCTTGAGGGTGAAGCCAGATGGCCGGAATTTTGTTACGCTTGCCGTCAGTCTTGGAATCTCTAATCAGTATAGTTCCGTCACGTTTGATCTCACTGGGTCTGGAAGCGTCACTCAAACGAGCAGTGCAGGTGGCGCAACCTCTGCGAGGTCAGGTTCTATTGTTGCCGATGCCGAAGGGTTTTATATTTGCACGCTGAATGTTTCTTCCAACAGTTCTTCTGCGTTCTTCCCGGCAGTTGCGTGTGCTGATGCCGGAACATTTACCCCTGACGGGTTTGGCCGCAAATCTTACGCTGGAGATACATCAAAAGGCTTGATTATCTGGGGCGCAGACCTCCGCGTCTCCAACGACGGCGTCGGCCTTCCTGCCTACCAGCGGGTGAACACATCCACCGACTACGACACCAACGGCTTTCCCAGGTATCTGCGGTTTGATGGGTCGAACGACTTCTTAGTGTTAAATAACAATTCCATTGATGGGCTGGAGACATCAAATCAGCCTTTTTTCATGTGCGCTGGTGAGCGGCGCAATACGACATCTTACGGAGTTGTATTTTGTGCCGCTGGAAATGGCAACGCAACAGCAGCAAATAATGATTATGTGATGCTTGATCAATGGAACGCTACAGAACAAGTACGTGGAGCGATACGGGATTACACTGGCGCGTTTGCCGACAAAGACGCAAAAGCCGGAACATTGGCCGCACCGGCAACTTTTGTGCATAGCTGGGTAAGGTCATCGTCCACAGGATACAATTCTGTGAATGGTGTCGCGGGCACCGCCGTTGACCAAACGCTTCCGGCGCTGGACCTTACGCTCTACACAATCGGCGCAAGGCGGCGCGGGTCAACGCCGACAATTGACAGTTATCTCAACGGTCGCCTCTATAGCCTGATCGTCCGTGGCGCTGCCTCCAGCGCAGGCCAGATCACCGACGCCGAAGCGTGGGTCAACGGGAAGACAAAAGCCTATGCATAACCTCAAGATGGACAACAGCCGTGAATAAAGACGCTCTTGATATACTCAGCGCCATCATGCAGTGGATCATCATGCCGGTGGGCGCATTTGTATGGCTGATCTATCTCAAACAGCAAGCGCATAACACGGCTATTGCAGTGCTTCAGGCCGAGACGGCAAGCGCACGCATGGCTCATGATCGAGAGATCAAGGAAATCCGCGAGACGAGCCGCGCCATCATGGCAAAGCTGGATTCCATCGAGGAGGCACTTCGCAAATGAAACTGAACACCGCATCGGTTGCCAAGCTCAAAGGCGTGCATCCTGATCTTGTTCGCGTGGTGAACAGATGCGCCGCAGATTGGGCCGATGCGGAGACGGGCTTCATTGTCACGCAAGGGCTTCGGACATTGGCAGAGCAGAAGGTGCTTCTTGCTAAAGGCGCATCGAAGACGCTTCGGTCTAGGCATTTGACCGGCCATGCGGTTGACTTGGCCTGTACGATCAAGGGACAAGTGCGCTGGGATTGGCCGCTTTACGAACGGCTATCAAAGCGTATGATGGCGGCGGCAAAGAAGGAGAAAGTGCTGTTGGAATGGGGCGGCAATTGGGCTACGTTCAAAGACGGCCCGCACTACCAATTACCGTGGAAGCAATATCCGATCAACAAAACAGGAGTGAAGAAATGACTGGTGAACAGATTTGGGGCATCGTACGCACGATCCTCGCGGCTGGTGGCGGCTATGTTGTTGCCAAGGGCTACATTGACAATGCGACCATGACCAGCATCATTGGTGCGGTTGGTACGCTCTTTATCGCTGGTTGGTCCGTCTGGTCCAAGAAGTGAACTGGCTTGAGATTGCCGCCATCGTCGTGCTGTTACTCGGTATTGGTGCTGGCGGCTTTCTCGTTGCTCAAAGGCCATCATTCTGGTTTGGCCTTGGCCTTGTCGTGTTCAAATCAGCTTTGCCATATCTGAGCAAACGCATGTCGCCAGAGCAAGAAAAGGCATTTCGCGATTGCGCTCGTAGAGGCGGCGAGTGGGACCCGATCCGAAAGCGATGCAAGCGGTGAGCCATGCCCGTCTCAAAGCCACGCCGCCGCAAGATCAAGATTACCTGGAAGCCTTCAGAAACGGCATGGGGCTGGGCCTATATAGACGATCACCGCATCGAACTAGACCCACGCATGGATGACAAGACCTTGATTGAGGTAGCAAGTCACGAGGTGGCTCATATCATCTTGCCTGACGTTTCCGAGGAGGAGATCGACTTGCTCGGCAAGCAGATTGCCGATGTGCTTTGGCGGTTAAAATTCCGTGTCAGTGAGTGCGTAGAATGACAGTAAAGGTGAGTGATGAAGAGTTTATAGCCGCATGGAAGCGGTTTAGTTCTCCATCCAATGTCGCCAAGGCACTCGGGCTTGATGTTCGCGGAGTCTATTCCCGCCGCAAACGCATCGAGGAAAAATACGGGTTCATTCTTGATTCGGTTGTGGAAAACAGGCTCACGCGCACGAAGGTTGAGATACCCAAGCAAGGCTTTCGGGCCATCAAGGAAAAGATCGAGGGCTGCGTTATCATCGGCTCAGACGGCCATTTCTGGCCGGGGGAACGAAGCACGGCATTCGCAGCCATGATCCTCCTTATCAAGGACTTGCAGCCGTCGATGGTCATCATGAACGGCGATAGCTTTGACGGTGCAAGGATTAGCCGTCACCCGCCTGGGGCTTGGGCAGACATGCCAAGTGTGTCTGATGAACTTGACGCGGTAAAGGAACGGCACGCCGAGATCGAGGCGTATGCGCCTGTAGGCTCGCCATTGATCTGGTGCGCTGGCAATCATGATTCGCGTTATGGTGCGCGGCTAGCAATGAGTTCGCCGGAATACATGGGCATCAAAGGCTTCGACATAGCCGACCATTTCCAAGCATGGCAATTCTGCTGGTCAATCTGGCTTAACAATCACACAGTCGTGAAACATCGCATCCACCAAGGCGTGCATTCCGGCTATCAAAACACGCTCAAGAGCGGCAAGTCCATTGTGACCGGCCACACGCATCGGCTACAAGCAACCATGTACGCCGACTATAACGGGTTGCGATGGGGCGTAGAGTGCGGAACTTTGTCGCCTGTAGGGCCAGAAACGGACAAGTTTGCCTATGCCGAAGATAATCCCGTGAACTGGTCCGAAGGCTTTTGCGTCTTGCACTTTACGCCAAGCGGGATGTTGCTTGAACCGGAGTTCTGCCGGATCATCAATGGTCAGGCTTGGTTCCGTGGTCAGCCTGTTTGTTAAGATAAACAAGAACCAATTGTGAGTATCCGATAAGGTCTGTCCAATGATCCATTTCACACGGATCACCTTCCACGATCCGCGCCAGCTTTGTGGCGATAAGATGCAGCGATTCTCGCATGACCGGAGACATATCATTCCAGGCCCATGCTTCGCCATCTTCTAGCGCCGCCTTGATGCGTTGCGCCGTCGATGCCGTGCGGCGGAAGTCGCCGTGAGTTGTTTCGCGTTGGTTGAGTAGATCATTCATCGCTCGCCTCCTGAGGCAGGGGGAGGTTGAAGGCTGGCGCACCTTCGCTGTACTTGGTGATGAACGCATCCGGCCACGCTGCGAGTGCTGCGGCGATGGCGGCGCAACAGTCAGACTTTGGAACCAATGCACCAGCATCATCAGCAAGGCTGGCGTGTAAGGCCTCCACCACCTCGTCGGGTATCTGTGCGGGGTCAATCAAGGCCGTGGCCCTCCTCCACATCAATCGTCAGCTTCACACAGGCAATGCGGGTGGATGAACCACCAGCCCATGCGTTGGCTATCTGTTGCGTTTTGTATGGCAGACTGACATGCCCATCCTCATACACATTCACCCACACCTCCCGCTTGATGCGGGGTTTCACTTCAATGAGGTCAAGTTCGTCGCCAGCACCACCCTTACAACAATCAAACCTCCCATCTTCCGCCCAACTTTGGTGGTTCCACTCCAAGTCCTCAAAGATAGCCCCGTGAACCGGGTATGTTCCACCCCCATCCACCGCATAGATGCGAACCTCGCGGCCATCACGGGTGCGGTATTGCTTCTTCGGGTCAATCATTGCTATCCTCCAACCTTTCTCAGTTCTCCGTTGTCCCAATAGAACGTATGCACTGGCTCTGCGCATACAGGGCTAAACTTGCAGGCAATCTCTGCTGCTTGTGTAGCAGGCGCACCACAGGCCAAG